CGTCTTCTTGGGTGACTGCGTCTTCTTGGGTGACTGCGTCTTCTTGGGTGACTGCGTCTTCTTGGGTGACTGCGTCTTCTTGGGTGACTGCGTCTTCTTGGGTGACTCCGTCTAATACTTCATTATTTATATTTTTTCTATTATAGAAATTAATAATTAAACTTTCAATATCATCAATATTATCATATTCATTTTCGTTTTCAATAAATCTTTGAATTTCAACTTCATCTATATTACTAATATTAGTTTCAGAATCATTTGTTTCAATAAGTATTTCATTTCCATTTGTTATATTCATATTTGCTTCCATTATATTCCAACTAATGCTTATAGCATCAAGATTGTTTGAATTAATATAAATATTTCTTTCTTGTAAAAAGTAATTTAAATAATAAATCCAAAATACTTTAAATTTATTATTATTTGATAAAACTACTCTGCTATTTCGATTTACTAAATAATTTAAACATTCTGTTATATCAATCTCTTCAAATAACTTTTTACATTCTTTGGTTTCTGAATTATTTTCATAAATAGAAACACTACAAAGTATAATAGGAGAACTAAAAGAAACGTCTTCTTCCGAAATAATCATATCATTAAATGTAAAACTATTTTTTACAAAACATATTGTATTCCTTTTAATATTATATTTCAAAATAACAAAGTAATCATTATTAGATTTATTATACTTGTTATCATGAGATAATTTAGAAACATACCTATCTAAATAATATTTATTAAATTGATCAATTAATGTATGATTTTCATGATCAGGTACTAAATAAGATACACTCATACCCTTAAAATTCAAATAAATATCTTCTAATTTTACACCAGCTGTAGCAAGATTCATTAAAACACTTTCTTTATTATGATAAATATAGTAAGCGGAAATACATAATCCTATACCTATAAACATTAACATTACTAAATAAATTAAATATATACCTTTTTTTTAAGTATAAATTAAAACTAAAAACCAAGTTTTTTTATTAAAGATAAACTAATATTTAATGGAAATTTCAAATTTACTTTTTCACTTATTATATCACTACTTGAATATTTTATTAAATTAATCTTAGATATAAGTTTCTTCAAAATATGTTTAAGCTCTCTTACACCACCATCTTCATCAGAATAATTATCAACAAAATATAAAATAGATTCATGTTTGAATTTAACATTATTCATTTTGAATTCTTCAAAAATTTTTGGAATCAAAAAATTCTTTGCAATTTTTATTGTTTCTTTTTTCTTAAATCCATCAACATTTATTAATTGGATTCTATCTTTCAATATATTATTTATCTTATCTGGGTCATTAAATGAAAAAACAAATATACATTTAGATAAATCAATATTTATTCCAGAAAAATATTTATCTTGAAAATTACAATTTTGCGAATCATCTGTTATATGAATTAATAGATTTACTATTTCTTCTCCTTTTGGTGTATTGCTTATTTTATCTAACTCATCAAAATATATTATTGGATTCATACATTTTGATTTAATCAAACATTCAACAATTTTTCCATAACTTGAGCCTTCATATGTATAACTATGACCATCTAAAAACGAAGCATCTTGTGCTCCACCTAATGAAATAAAATTAAAAGGTTTGTTCATTACTTTAGATAAACCCTCTTTTATAATTGTTGTTTTTCCAACTCCCATAGGCCCATAAATACCAAATACATTTCCACTACAATTATTATTACTAAAATATTGGGATATTATTTCTAAAATATGATATTTAACATTTTTTTGACCATATATAACATTATCAAGAATATCCATTGACTGATTTAAATATTCAGAAAAATTAGTTATTTCAAGGTTCTTTATTTCACCAAAAGGAATATTTAAAATATTATCAATATATGTTTTTAATTTATAGTATTCGTTACTACTCTTATCTAGATTTTCCAAATCCTTATACTTTTTATAAATAACTGACTTTATACTTTTATCTACATTTAATTCCAATATTTTAAATAATAAAGGTTTATCTAGGTTATCTTCTTTACATAATTCATCACGAATATTAAGAAGGTTTTGTTGTGTTTTAAAATCTAATTTGGAAAAATATTGTTTTTCTTCATCCGAAAAAATATTGGAATTATTCTTTTGATTATTTACATTATTTACATTAACAAGAGCACAACTTCTAGAATTAATTGTTTTATTAATAAATTCATTATAATATTCATCTTCGTTTAAATGTCTATTATTAAATTTTTTATTTTTATTTATAGTTTCTTCATATTCTTCTTTTTCATGTGGATTAAAATTATTTAATTCATATAATTCACTTTCAGATTCTGTAGATGAAAACATATTTCTATAATTATTATTTAAGGTAGTTTTCCTTTTTGGAAGACCTCTAGCATTATATTCTAAATTCCCAATTGTTAAATTAAGGTTGGCATTTGATTTATCGGAGAAACTATCATTAAAATTAACATCAAATGAATCAATATCAGATAACTCATTATTTACATCATTATTTAAATCCAATTCATTATTTACATCTAAATCATTATTTATATCTAAATCATTATTTACATCAATATTATAGTTGTCATTCATAAATTCTGAATTACGACTATTTCTAGTTTTCATTAATAAAATATTATATTTTTAAATTAAATTTATAAAAACAAAATTGATTTTTTTAACTTAAAAAATATCTATATTATATATTAAAATGTCTTTATACAAAGAATTGAATTATACCGAGAAAATCCGAGAAATCGATGCTGTCCAATTTAGTGTCATGAGTCCAGAAGAAATACGGAATCGTTCCGTAGTTCATGTAACTCAAACTGTATTGTATGATACTAATGGCAATCCAGTAGTTGGTGGTCTTTTTGATACTCGTATGGGTGTTATTGACCATGGTAAGATTTGTCCAACAGATGGTTTAGATAATAGATTTTGTCCAGGATATTTTGGTCATATTGAACTAGCACGTAGAGTTTTCCATGTTCAATTTATTCCAGTAATTTTGAAAATACTTAAGTGTATTTGTATTAGATGTTCAAAACTTCTTATTGATATTAATTCTTCAGAAATCCAACATATTATTAAAAATATTCCAGCTAAAAAACGATTCACTATTATGACAGACAAATGTTCAAAGATTAAGATTTGTGGTACTGATTGTGAAAATGGTTGTGGTGCGGTTCAGCCAAGTAAATATGTTAAGGAAGGATTGGCTCTAATTTATGCTGAATGGAAAGATAAGGTAAGCCGCCAAGAACTTAATGCAGAATTCATCCAAAAAATATTCCAAAGAATTACTGATGAAGAATGTGAAGCGATTGGTTTGTCACCAAACTGGTGTAGACCTGAATGGCTCATTTGTGAAGTTCTACCAGTACCTCCACCAGCTGTTCGTCCTTCAGTTAAGCAATTTAACAACCAAAGAAGTGAAGACGATATTACACATAAATTGATTGATATTTTGAAGACAAACAACCATTTGAAAAAGAAAATAGATAATGAAAAGTCGCTTGAAAAGACTGTTGAAGAATGGACACAAGTGTTGCAGTATCATGTTGCCACTCTTGTTGATAACGAACTTCCTGGTGTAAATCCTTCTACACATCGTTCTGGAAGAATTCTTAAGACACTTAGACAGCGTCTCAAGGGTAAGGAAGGACGTATTAGAGGTAATCTTATGGGTAAGAGAGTTGACTTTTCTGCTCGTAGTGTAATTACACCTGATCCAAACATTAAGATTGATGAACTTGGTGTTCCAAAAAAGATTGCTATGAATTTGACTTATCCAGATATTGTCACAAAATATAATAAAAAAACACTTCAAACATATGTAAGAAATGGTCCAATGGTCCATCCTGGGGCAAAGAGTGTAAAGAGAAAGGTTGATGGAAAGACAACATCACTTCAATATATTGATACTTATTCAATTAATTTGGAAGAAGGTGATATCGTCAATAGACATTTGATGGATGGTGATATTGTCCTTTTTAATCGTCAGCCATCTCTTCACAAAATGAGTATGATGGGACACAAGGTTCGTGTTATGGATTACAATACTTTCAGATTGAATGTTAGTGTTACTAAGCCATATAATGCTGATTTTGATGGTGATGAAATGAATATGCATGTTCCACAATCACTTCAAACAGCTGCCGAGCTTCTCCATCTTACATCTGTTCCATACCAAATTATTTCACCAAGAGAACATAAACCTGTTATTTCATTAGTTCAAGATTCTTTGCTTGGTCTTAATAGAATTACAAATGATGGTGTGTTTTTAAACCGAGAAGAAATGATGAATATATTGATTTATCTTGATAATTTTGATGGAAACCTTCCTCCTCCAAATGTTACTGAACCATATGAACGTTGGACAGGAAGACAGTTGGTATCAATAGCATTGCCAGCTGGATTGAATGTTAATATGAAGAATAATTCCCATGATGATACTGATGGAGACATTTTGAATCATGTAATTATTAAAGATGGTGAATTGATCCAAGGTCGTCTTGATAGTAAAATCATGAATACTGGTTCAAGAGGTTTAATTCATATTATTTACAATGACTACAATGTAAAGGTAGCACAAAGATTCTTGGATGATTTGCAAAATATTGTTACCAGATACTTGGTACTTACTGGATTCAGTGTAGGTATTGGTGATTTGGTAGCAGATAGTGAAACCAATGAAAAGATTAAAAATGTTATTGTTAAGTCCAAGAAACAAGTGTCAAAGTTAAAGCAACAGGTTCATCAAAAGATTTTCGAGAACATGATTTCAGATACTTTGGAACAAGAATTTGAAAAGAAGGTTAATAACTTGCTTAATAAGGCTATTTCAGAAGCAGGTAGTATTGGATTGAAGAGTTTGAAGGATGGTAATAGAATGACCAATATGGTAGCAGCAGGATCTAAGGGTAAAACCATTAATATTGCTCAGATGATTGCTTGTCTTGGGCAACAAAATGTTGATGGTAAACGTATTCCAAATAGTTTCAATGGCAGAAGTTTGCCACACTTCTGTAAATATGATATTAGCCCTGAAAGCAAAGGATTTGTTGAATCTTCCTTTATTCAAGGATTGAAGCCCCAAGAGTTTTTCTTCCACGCTATGGGTGGTAGGGAAGGTCTTATTGATACAGCTGTTAAGACATCAGAAACTGGATATATCCAGAGAAAATTGATTAAGGCTATGGAAGATTTGAAAACACACAATGACTATTCAGTAAGGAATGCTTCTGGAACAATTATTCAGTTTTCATATGGTGAAGATGGTATGGATTACTGTAAAATTGAAAACCAAGCATGTGATTTGTTAAAAAATAATTATGAACAAATTGAACAAGTACATAGGTTTTTTGATAATGAAGATTTCAATACATACTTGAATACCACAACAGTAAAAGAAATGAAATTAACTAAGGGTTATAAAGAACAATTGAATAATTATTTCGCAAATATTGTTGATAGCATCCACTTTTTGAGGGGATATATCTTCAAGAACCAAATGGCATCATCAATTAAATTCCCAATCAATATGTTTAGATTGATAAACAGTGTTAAAAATAAATTTACAATAAATGACTTGATACTTTCTAATCTTAATCCATTGTATATTATTAGTAGAATTGAAGAATTGGAAAGAGAGCTTGTAATTAATGATTTGAACAAAGAAAATAGGATATTCTCAATCTTGCTTAGAGATTATTTGTCACCAAAGAAGATTTTGAAACAACATAGATTTAGCAAAATTGCGTTTGACTATTTGATTGAACATATTAAGATTCTTTTTAATAAATCAATTATTCAAGTTAGTGAAATGGTTGGTCCTATTGCAGCACAGAGTTTGGGTGAACCTGCTACACAGATGACATTGAATACTTTCCACTTTGCTGGTGTATCTAGTAAGTCAAATGTTACTAGAGGTGTACCAAGATTGAAGGAATTATTGCATATTTCAAAATCTATTAAGGCTCCTTCAACTAATATTTATCTTAAAGATGACATAAAATATAATAAGAGTAAGGCACAAGATGTATTGAATGTTATTGAGTTGACATCATTGAAGGATATTGTGAAATCTATTAATGTTTACTTTGACCCTGATGATTCAAATACTGTTGTAGAAGATGATAAGAAACTTCTTGATATCTATAAGGTTTTTAATGAACTTGACCCTAATTTTAGAGAAGAAAAATGTGGTTCAGATTGGGTAATTCGCTTTGAATTTGACAAACAAGATTTGATTAAAAAGAATATTACTATGGAAGATATTTACCACAAAATCAATTTGACATATGGAGATGATATTACATGTGTTTATAGTGATGATAATTCAAATAACTTGGTATTCAGAGTTAGAATCATGAAATTTAAGAAGGGTGATAATTCAATTAATGACTTAAATGTTATTAAGTCTTTTGCACAGAATATGAGAGATAAAATCATTATTAAAGGTGTAGATGGTATTAATTCAGTGTCTATGTACAAAAATAAGGATAATTATGATGTTGAAGGAAATAACTATATTCAAAAAGATGAATGGGTATTGAATACTAATGGTATTAATATGCTTGAATTGTTTACAAAACAAGATATTGATACAACTAGGACATATTCAAATGATATTTATGAAATATATGAATTGCTTGGTATTGAAGCAGCTAGAACAGTATTAATGAATGAAATTAAAGAAGTAATTGATAACTCAGGTAACTATGTCAACTTTAGGCATTTGTCACTATTGTGTGATATTATGACAAACAGAGGTAGTTTGATGTCAATTGATCGATTTGGTATTAACAGGGGGAATATTGGTCCATTGGCAAAATGTTCTTTTGAAGAAACAACTGATCAATTGTTTAAGGCTTCAATTTTTGGAGAACTTGATAATCTTACAGGTGTTTCTTCAAATATTATGATGGGACAGATTCCACCGTGTGGTACAGGGGATAGTGAAATTATTATTGATGAAACTAAGTTGATTGATATTCCTGGGATTGATGAACCAGATTTGGATAATATGGATCAGTGGTTTACAAGTGATTATTGTACAGAAAATGTTGGTATTGACTATAATGACGACAATGTTGATGCTGAAGAAACAGAAGATATACCAATCCCAGATATTGATATGTAAATAACTAAATATATAAATAATAGATATTAAATCATATGATAAACAATAATAAATTTTTATATTATAAATTTTTATATTATAAGTTAAATACTAATATAATAAACAATACATTAATAAATTAAATGTTTTTCGTTACACTTATTTTTCGTTTTACTTATTTTTCGTTTTACTTATTTTTCGTTTCACTTATTTTTCGTTTCACTTATTTTTCGTTTCACTTATTTTTCGTTTCACTTATTTTTCGTTTCACTTATTTTTCGTTTCACTTATAATGTATATATAACATTATGATTATAAAATAGCTTAATATCATTATTTCGCTAAAGTATTTTGTAAAAATATGGATAATTTTTAATTTATCTATACTTATCCACGATAATGTTTTATTCCAGTATTTCATAAATATTTTATTATATGTATTTTCTATTTCATGTTCTTCTTTATTTTCACTTTCTAATATGTTTTCAACTGTGAAATTAATATTACATAATACAAGTAAAACTATAGATATAAAAATTATATTATTATTTATTTTCTTTTTGTATAAGGCAGTAAAAATTGCGTAAGTTGAAAGTATTTTTACATAATCAGCAAAGTTAAAATAAATATCCATATATCTATCTTTTAAATCATATTTTTTAATATATTCTTTATAGACTTTATTTAAATATAGTGAAAAGGCAAATAACATAATAAAAAGCAAAAACTCTCCATAAATTAATGATAATAACCCAAATGCGTTTAAACATAATGAATAAGTAATAATATTTTTAGGTGAAATATTAAGATTATGTAATTTAGAAATAATTTTATCAATCATTTATATTTATTATTATAAATTTTTTTTGTGATATTATATTATAAATGTATAAAAATAGAAATATGAAAGGAGGAAATGCAACAACCCACTCTGCTGAATTCTTTGGAAAAGATAGTGGTAGCTATTTTGAAAAACCACCAGCAGCTGGAGGTTCAGCTTATGGTGAAATTAGACCAGTAAGTCATGGAACAATTGTAGGTAATGAAACTGGACCAAATTTGGCTGTATACCCAAATGGAGGACAAATTCAAACCGGTGGAGCAGGATGCGCATATAGAAAGAACCAAGAAGGTGGTGCAGGATGTGGTGCCAGAAGAAACCAAGAAGGTGGTGCAGGATGTGGTGCCAGAAGAAACCAAGAAGGTGGTGCAGGATGTGGTGTCAGAAGAAACCAAGAAGGTGGTGCAGGATGTGGTGCCAGAAGAAACCAAGGTGGAGCCGGTAGAAAAAACAGAACTAGAAAGAACAAGAAAAGAGTTCAAAAAAGGTCTCAATCAAAAAGAAGAAGTGCTAAAAGGATGTCAAGAAAAAATAAAAAATCAAGATCAGCTAGAAGACAATAAATTATTTAATTGTTTAAATTATTCAAATATTAAATATTAAATATCAAATATTAAATATTAAATATCAAATATTAAATATTATATTTTGTAATTTATTTTTTTTATATAAAGATATAAATACTATTTTAAATTGTTAAGATAACTTTTATTTTATTTAAATTAAAAAACTGATTAGAAACTTAATAGGTAATTTATTCATTTTTTTTTAAATATATTATTTGAATAATTAAAGTAAATTTTATACTTACTTAAAAATTTTACTTTTATATTAGAATATAGATTTAAAATGGTAGCAATTGGTATTGATTTGGGAACAACATATAGCGCTGTTGGTGTAATGAAAGGTGATAATGTTGAAATTATTGCCAATGATCAGGGTAATAGAACAACTCCATCTTATGTAGCATTTACAAATACAGAACGATTGATTGGTGATTCAGCAAAAAACCAAGCAGCAGTTAATTCAACAAATACAGTTTTTGATGCAAAACGATTGATTGGTAATAAATATTCAGATTCTAAGGTTCAAAATGATATTAAGCTTTGGCCATTTAAGGTAGAAAGATCAGAAACAGATAACTGTTTAATTAATGTAGAATACAAGGGTGAAACAAAGAAATTTCAACCAGAAGAGATTTCATCAATGATTCTTTCAAAAATGAAGGAAACAGCATCTAGTTATCTTGGTGAAGATGTAACTGATGCAGTTATTACTGTTCCTGCATATTTTAATGATTCCCAGCGTCAAGCAACAAAAGATGCTGGAATAATTGCTGGACTTAATGTATTGAGAATTATTAATGAACCAACAGCAGCAGCTATTGCTTATGGTCTTAATAATGGTGTATCACAAGAAAAAAATGTATTAATTTTCGATCTTGGTGGTGGTACATTTGATGTTTCACTTCTTACAATTGATGAAGGTATTTTTGAAGTAAAAGCTACAGCAGGTGATACACATTTGGGTGGAGAAGATTTTGATAGTAGATTGGTAAATCATTTTATTCAGGAATTTAAGAGAAAAACAAAGATTGATATTACATCTAATAACCGTGCACTTATACGTATGAGAACTGCTTGTGAAAGGGCTAAACGTACATTGTCATCATCAACTGTTGCAAATATTGAAATTGATTCATTGGCCGAAGGTAATGATTTCTATACACAAATTTCAAGAGCAAAGTTCGAATCATTGTGTGAAGATTTGTTTAGATCATGTTTGAAGCCAGTTGAAAAGGTTATTTTGGATTCAAAGATTGATAAATCAAATATTCATGAAATTGTAATGGTTGGTGGTTCAACAAGAATTCCAAAGATTCAAACAATGATTAGTCAATATTTCAATGGCAAAGAACTTTGTAAATCAATTAATCCTGATGAAGCTGTAGCATATGGTGCTGCTGTTCAGGCATCTATTCTAGCTGGCGATACAAATGAAAAAACTGATTCACTATTATTGCTTGATGTAGCACCACTTTCACTTGGTATTGAAACAGCTGGTGGTGTAATGACTAGTTTGATTCCAAGGAACACAACAATTCCAACAAAACAATCACAGGTTTTTTCAACATATGCTGATAACCAACCAGGTGTATTGATCCAAGTATTTGAAGGAGAACGTAAGTTTACAAGAGATAACAACTTGCTTGGTAAATTCGAACTTGCTGGTATCCCACCAGCCCCACGTGGAGTTCCACAAATTGAAGTATCTTTTGATGTTGATGCAAATGGAATTTTGAATGTACAAGCTTCAGATAAAACAACTGGAAAACAAGAAAAAATTACAATTACAAATGACAAGGGGCGTTTGTCAAGTGATGATATCCAACGTATGGTTAACAATGCTGAGAAGTATAAACAAGAAGATGAAGAAAACTATAAGAGAATTGATAGTCGAAATAAATACGAAGGATATTTGTATAATGCAACAAGTTCACTAACTGATGAACTTAAATCAAAACTTGATGAATCTGATTTGGATACAATTAATACTACAATTGAAAATCATAAACAATGGTTAGATACTCACCAAGAAGAATCATATGATGTTTATGATTACAGATTGAAGGATGTTGAAGGTGTAATTATGCCAATTATGACTAAACTTTATCAGCAAAATGGGGGTATGCCACAAGGTGCTGAAATGCCACAAGGAGGTATGCCATATGGTGCTGAAATGCCACAACAATCGTCATCATCATCAACAAATGATAATATTTCTGTTGAAGAAGTAGATTAATTGTTTTTTCTTTTAAATAAAAAAATATAATTCACAATTATTAACCAATTTTATTATTTTATTATTTTAATTTTTTTTATTTTTATAAAAATTTATATTATTTTATTATAATATTTTAATGGAAGTTATAGTTGTAGCAACACATAATGAAAGATATTTTGATTCATTTATCGATTCAATGTATAAATATAATATTAAACCAACTATATTAGGTTGGAATCAAAAATACACAGGTCATTTAATGAAAGATAATTTGTTAGAAGATTATTTATCAAAAAATACTAAAAAAAGAATTATACTTTTTTGCGATGCGTTTGATTGTATTTTGGTAAGAAACCCAACTGAATTAATTAATCAATTTATAGAATCAAAGCATAAAATGGTTATATCAAATGAATTAACATCACATAATAGAATATACAATGCTTTTCAAAAAACGTTTTTTGGAACAGTAAATAATCAATTAATAAATACTGGTATGATTATGGGATATAGTGATACATTTTTAGAATGTTTACAATTAATAAAAAATTATAGAATTGAAGGTATAAATTCAAATCAAAAAATTTGGAGTAATGCACTTTCAAAAAATGAATACTTAAAAAATATTGTTCACATTGATGATAAAAATGAATATTTCCACAATCATAATATTTTAACTACAAAACTTATATTTAAAAATAATATGGTATATATTCCCCTTAAAAAATCATATCCATTTATGATTCAAGGAAATGGTAATAATGATTTGAATTATATAAATAGAAAACTAAATATTAGAACATCACAAATAAAAGAAGAACATAAATTAAAATATTATTCAAACTTTATATACTACTACATACTACCATATAAATATTATATTTTATCATTTATTCTACTTATTGTAATTATATCATTAATAATAACAAATAGAAACAAAATACAGAAATCTATGAAAAATTCACCAAAAAAATCTATTAGAAAATCTATAAGAAAATAGATAAAGAAATATTTATTTAATAACTAAATAATTAAAATTTATTTTATTACTTTTTTTATATAATATTTATAATGATAAAGATTATTAGTTTTTTTATAATAATCACGGCTTTACTTTTTTTAAATTTTTCAAAAAATAATTTATCTGAAAATTATTCAAATCCAAATCAAGAAAATAATGTATTTAATGATTTTTTCGATAAAATAATATATATAAATTTGTACCATAGAAAAGATAGAAAAGACCAAATACTCAATGAATTTAATAAAATGGATATTAACGAAAATAAAATCCATAGAATAGATGCTGTACACGAAAAATATAATGGACATATTGGTTGTGCTAAAAGCCATATAAAGGCATTGAATTATGCAAAAGAAAATAATTATAAAAATGTAGTAATATTCGAAGATGATTTCATTTTTACAAAAAATAAAGAAGTCGTTAATAATAAAATAAACAAATTTATAAAAGAACATGAAAATAATTGGGATGTTGTCCAATTAACTTCTCATTATGTTACTTTTAGAGATGGAAATAAAATACCAAATAAAAATTTTAATAATAATGATAATAATAATGTTAATAATAATGTTAATAATAATGTTAATAATAATGTTAATAATAATGACGTATCATTAATAAAAAAAGCAACTACATCATCATCTTATATGATTAATAATAAATTCTTTGATAAACTAATAAATAATTTGAATAGTTCTGTCGAAAAAATGGAAGAAGAAATGGTTGAATTTAATAAAAAAAATAATAATATTAAAATAAAAAAAAAATACACAAATTATGCTTTAGATCAACATTGGCATCAATTACAACAAAATTCTAATTGGTATTTGTTTTATCCCTTTTTAGGCACCCAAGGTGGAGAAGCTGCTAAAAGTAGTATTATGAGTAATAGTTTAGAAGGATTTACATCAAATAATATAAGATTTTTTAACTTGAAATTATAAATATAATTATATGAAATAAAAAAAAAAAATAAAATATCAGAATCAACTATATACTAACAATATTAGTTTTTCTTTTTTACTAGTATAGTCAATTAAATCACTATCAACATAAAAATTATAATTAGAATCCCTTAAAATATTAATATTAAATTCATTATTAATACTAGACAAGAAACCTACAAATCGACTGAAAATCATATAGATTAAATACAAAAAAAAGTTTTAAGTTTTATTTTATTTATTTAATCCTAAAATAAATAATTTATATAAGAAAGAATTATTAGATAATAAAAGTATAGTAAATACTATATTAAAGAATAATTTATTCAATATTTTCCTTAATTACTACATTAAGTGTATCAATTACTGAACCAACTTGTGATAATTCTTCACTTCTAAATGCTCCTCTTGCTACGCAAATGTCAACAATTCTCTTGAGATTTACTAGCAATCCCAAATTTGTTGTTACACTCTTTGTAATATCAATAGTTTGAGTGGCGGCTGGGGCGACTTGCTTGAGTTTTTCTTTAGTTGGGAGATTCTCATAATCTTCAATACTCATTGTCATATTTTCTTGTACATGTGCGTCTTGTGTTGGGGTTTCCATAATTTATGTAATTATAAATTAAGTATTTCTTAAATAATTTTATATTATAAATTTAATGAAATCAAACAAAAAAACTAATACTTATAGTAACAACACTTTGAAAACAAAAAAAAATAAAAAAAATATTTCAAAAAATAATATTAAAAAAGGAGGGGGAATGGGTACATTGGCTAAAAAACAATTACAAACTATGACAGGTGATGATACATGTGATCTATCAATACAATATTTAAGTACATTAGAAAAAACATCATATGATACTAAAAAAATGTTGAAAAAAATAGAAGAAACAGATTTACTAAAAAAGGAAAACCAAGAATTCAAAAATCTATTTAAAGTAAATTTAACATATTTTTGTGGTAGAAAATCTGATCCAAAATACTTGAAATTTTGCTCAAATTTACTAAATTGTGTAAAAGAACCAAGACTTTTCTATGAAGTATTAAACGATGCATTCGATTTAGATATATCATCTTCACCTAAATTAAAAGAATTATACAAAAAACAACTCCAAGTAAATAAAGACTTAACTAAAGAAGACTTTTATAAGGAGGAAAAAGAACAAAGAATATCAGCAATATCCAACTTTCTTGTTAGGGTTTTATTTAAATCAATCAACGATTTTGAAAAAAAATTCCCACCAAATAATAAAAGTCCAAGTGATACAATTTTTTTAAAGGATAAATTCTTAGATTTATTTAAAGATATAAATTTGAGCGTTAATATTAAAACAATAGATGTTGACGAATTAAAAGAAAAACTAATGAAAAAGGAATCAGCTATAAGTGATTATTACACAACTCGTGTATTTTCAAAAGATGAATTGCAAAGTATAAATGAAAATAAAGATGAAAGAAAACCAACATTTATATTTATTGTAATTGGTGGATTATTAACAACATTATTACTTAAATTGAATTTATTTGGAGCCCCACCCAATCTTGGAGGCTCTATATCATAAATAAAACATAATCCATATACTAGTATATTTATTTATTATTTATTATTTATTATTTATTACTACCTAAAAATTTAAATTAATTAATTATTTGTAATTCATAGTATTTCATATTATTTATAATATTTTATTATCTAAAAATACATAAATTAAATTATATTATTATTTTATATGATTGAATTTGCTAATTTTTTATCAGTACTACCACTTTATTATATTATATTTTCAACAATAATATTAGTAGTTAGTATATTTAAAAATACACAAATATTTCTTCATATTTTATTTTATTTTATTGGATTAATATGTGCACTATTTATACCAGAATTTATTAAAAGATTAACTAAACATATTCATCCCACAAATTTAATATGGTATAGACCTAAAGCAGCTAAGGGTTGTGATTTTCAATCTCTTAAAGGATTTGCTGAACCATTTACACCTGGTTTTCCATCGGGTCATATGACACTTACAACATTTATAATGGCATTTAATATAATTATGGCTATCGAAAAAAGAGTAAAATATAAGAATTTAATAATATTTATAAATCTAATATTTATTGTATTGATGTCATGGGCAAGATACTATAAAAAATGTCATAATATATTCCAAATTATTGGTGGAATTATTTGTGGTGGATTACTAGCAAAGGCAACCCATTTTTTTATAAAAAAATACATTAAACAATAAATTAACAAGGTTAATTATTAATTAAAACATTGATTAAATAGTAAATATTTTTAATAAACAATTAAATCATTTAATAATGTTCATTTTTCTTATTTTTTCTTATTTTTGAGTTATTTACATAACATATAAATATTCAAAAAATTGATTTATAAAACATATTTAAAGGTTATCAAAGTAAAACTAATAGATTATGGATAATAATTCTCATACTTGCGAACAAAGCAATTTTTCAAATGAAAATAAAAGTATACCACTAGTTGATTCAATGAAAAAAACAACATTAAATGAATTCATAAAAAATATAAATAAGAATGATAACAAAAAAGTAATTGAAGATGATATAAATTATATAAATAATATTGATACATATAAAAAAATAGATCATAGTTCAATATTGTACAATTCATTTTATTCAAATAGTAATAATTTCTTTTACCTAATTGAAAATTTTAATTATAATAATATACCAACATTTATTGAAAATTTAATAAATAACCAAGAATTTTATATATTTGACAAGACTTTTTATAATAAACTAAATAAATTAGAAATAGATTATTCAAAGATAAAATTTTATAATATTTGTGAAAAAGATATTAGTGTTAATCTAAGTTCCAAAACACTATTAAATTTTGTTTGTAAATCAAAAAATAATATGAATTTAAAAATGTTTTTACAAAAAATAATAGATAATACGAGTGTTGACTTATGTAAAGAATTTATTAATAAAAGACCATACTTTCTAAAAAGTCATTTAGATTTTGATTTCCTAAGATTTTTTTGCGAATCATTAGAATATAAAAATCATATATCATATCCATTAGATAAAAAACTAAAAAAAGAAGATTTTAATATTTATTTGATTTGCGAACTATTAATACCTTATTTTGTTGAAAAAATTAATAAATTATTAATAGGAGATAAACTTACAATAGTTTCAAATTCTATAGTTGTTAAACATAATGCTGTAAAATTCTTAGAATTATTCGATAAATATGAGCTACCTATTAATTTTGATTATGTTGATACACATGACTTTCCTATTTTAGCAGATAGTTTAAAATATGGAACATGTGAAACACTAAAATATTTAATTAGTAAAGATGTATCAATACAAGAAGAAACATATTTTACACCAGAAGTTGACATTATTGAGTGTTGTTTTTATAATTATAATTATAAAGTATCTGAAATATTTTTGGAATATTTAACAAGAAAGATTCAAGATGAAAATAAATGTATAACATATTTTACCAAAAAAGAAAGAATGTATAATTATTTAAATACAATTTTTCAAAATTACAAAAAAAAAATAGAGAATATGTCTTATTATCATAAAAATAATAATAAAAATAAAAATATTATTAAATCATCGCTTAAAAAACAAATAAATATATTATTTAACTTTATTAATAATGATAGTATCTATAAAGAAAATAATATAAATATGAAACAGGGGTTTCTAAATGAATTTAAACATTTTGGTGTTATACAAATAATTAATAATAATGTAAACATTGCTTTTTTTGAAAAATATGATATTAAAAATATCAATATAAATCTTATTATTTCTGAAGTTAATATCTTTCAAAATGGAAAGAATAAAGAATTTTTAATAAGCTATTTTAATGATATAACTTATTTTAATAATTTTGTAAAAGATATTTGTAATAGTCTTTGTCAATGTAAAATAGAAGAATATATGGAAATAATAAAAAGAAAAAATATAATTATAAAATCTTGTAACCAACAATTTGATGTAGATGTAAACAATGTAATAATAAACTTTTTAAAAAATAGTCATTTGTGCAGTAAATGCAAAGAAAACAATAATCTTGACTTCATTATAGATTTTATGAAAAAGTACTTTCTTAAAAACTCAAATTTTGAAACAGATAGTTTGTTTTATTACTATTTTAATTCCTATTCAGTAAGTAACTTAGAACATCATACAAAATATACAACTAATCAATTACTAAAAAAATATTTTTTGAATGGATTATCATTTAGTGATTTAATATACAATCCAGATAAAAAGAGACATTATACAAATAGTTATTATTATCAATTAGATTATGATAAACTTATTGAAAAACTCAAAAAAGAAGATATAACTAAACAACAAAAAATATTGTTATCTTATGTTCTAATAAATTATTTAATTAAAACTACCATTATAAGAAGAAGAAATAAAAACATAGTAGATTTCAAAAATAGCATTTCAAAAATAAATAATGAATTTAAATTTACTCCTAACGATGAAACAAATAAGATTAATAAATTTATTGGTATAGAATTTAAAAAAGAAATAAACAAAATGTTTGTTAAAAATCCAGTGCATATTACACCACAACATTGTATATATAATATTTTCCAAACACATATTTATATTACTGAAAAGGCTGATGGTATAACAAAAAGAATGCCTATTAGTAATGTAAGTAATTTATTTGATAATATAATTGTTGAATATGAAGTAGTTGAATATGAAAAAGATAAAAAAATTAATATAATTTATAACATAAATAACCAAGAAAGTGTTTTTGAAAACACGAATTATTTGAGAAGTATTCATCCTTTTGCTCCAAAGCATACTAATTATGAGTTTACTGAAAAAAATATTAATGAATTTGTAAAAAAAGAAAAAGAAGCATTTGATAAGTATATTGAATCTAATTCTAAAGAATCTAAGCTTTGGTGGCCTAAATTTGTTTGGATAATTAATAAACCAAATAATATTGAATATCTAAAATCAATAAATAATTTAAAACCACTAAATATTTTTAAAACAGATGGTTACATTTTGTATAGTGAAAATATTAATGATGACATTATTAAAGTAAAACCATTTGAACTACTTACAATTGATCTAAAATATGAAAGAAATAATTGGTACACAAAAGAAAAAACATTATTTAATAAAGAAGTTATATCAACATATACATTAGATGAAGGTGGAATTTATAGAATTTACTATGATAAAATAACAAAGAAGTATTATTCAAAGGAAAAACGAATAGATAAAAAATATCCAAATAATGACATTATTATTAATTATTTAGTTAAATGTCATAAAAGTCAATGGACAATTCAAAATATTATTGATAATCTTGAAAAAAGTAGTTACTATCAATATCATAATAAAAATATATATAATGGATTATATCTTAAAAATATTATTAAAAAATATTCGTTTGAAAATACAAACAAAGAATGTTTTAAATTTATCAATGGAAATGTATTAGATCTTGGATGTGGGTATAAACAAAATTATTTACCAAATCAATCATCAAATAAGTTTAATAAAAATTTTACATGTTTTGATAACGATATTAGTATTATAATTGATAAACTTAATACAAATAAAAATTTAAATCATAATCATAAACATAATAAAACCAAAATTAAAGATAATAATATAATAAAATATGGTTTATATGACTTCACATTAAATGAATCACAACAACTTGAACACTTTGGAGAAATCTATAATTATTGTAATTCTAATAATTCCTCTACTTTTGATAAATACGACACAATAATTATGTTAAATACAATTCATAATGGATTTCCAAATTATGAAAATATTAAACATAATCTAAATAATTTTTCAAAAGAAAACACAAACATTATAATTAGATACTTAGATAGAGATTTATTACAAACTACTTTTGAAAATGAAAATAATGAAACTAATATTGATTTGAATAATTTTGGATTTATAAAAAAGTATAATGATAAAAATAAAATTAGTGTTTACTTTAATTGGTGTCACAACAAACAAAATAACGAATATTTAGTACATAAAACAGATTTGTTAAGGGTTTTTGAAAACTATAAAATAGTTTATGAAGAAGAAAAAATAATAAATTATGATATACCAAATATCGAAAAATATTTCAATTGTTTTAAAACTATTGTTTTTCAACTAAACTAATTAATTCTTAATCACATAATCTTCTACCTTTTCCTGAAAATGGCACAAATACATTTGATTGATCATTACTATTACATTCTTGGTTATTTGAATTATTATCTTCTTTATTATTTGAATTATTATCTTCTTTATTATTTGAATTATTATCTTCTTTATTATTTGAATTATTTTCTTCTTTACTTGAAGAAATATTTTTATTTTGATTACTATTTTTATTTTGATTATCAAATCTAAATTGTGCAACAACTTTTTGGTTTATATCTAATTTTTCTTCTTTTTGAATATTTTGAATATCAACTAAAGGTTCGAAATCTATTTCTAATTCTTCTATTTCATTCATTGAAACTAGATTTTCTGGCTTACAATCTTTTATAATTACCTCAATTTCTTCATTTCCAAATGGAAGCTTTATGATTTCATCTTTTTCTAAAATAGGATATAACTTTTTAAAATGAACTTCTAAATAAGTCTTAATATCTGGTAAACTATAAAACTTTTCACTACATGGTTTCAATTTAATATATGTAGCTTTGGGTGGTATTTCCTTTAAAATTTTTACAATATTGTAGTCATTTTCAACAATACCTAAATTGTAAAATTTATCTGTAGGAATATAAATACTATCTATAGTTTCAATAAAATCAAATATTGTAAAAACATAATTATTAATACTAATGTGGATAGGATATTCTATATTGTTATATTTAGATAATTGATTCAATATATATTTTGGAGCAAGTACTTTTTTACCAATATTATAATATTTGATATCTTCATAGTCATAATAAAATATTAGAGCATTCACTAAACATGTTATTTCAATATCATTTACAAAATTCATATAAGGTTCATTAATATTTTCCTGAAACAAATTATATTGTGGACCATTATTATCTATATGTCCATCATCTAGATTAATATTATTAGATAAATCATTATTTTGTTGAGACTGATTTTGATTTAATAATTCATCTATTATTGGATCATCAAATATTTCGTCGTCTTCTTCATTAGACAATGAAAAACTATTTGATTCTGAGTTATATTCAGATACTGAATCAGAACCAGAATCATTATCTGAATCATTTTCAGGTAATGAATTAAATAAGGAATCGGAATTAGACATTTTACTTAAAATATTAAATTTTGTAATAAATGTGTTTCTTAATTAAATCTTAAATTAAAAACTTTCAATTTTAATTTATTTTTTTTGACCACGCATAAGTTCACCTTGAAGACCGGACCACTTTTGTTTGTGAATATGGGCATGCTCATGAACATGAAGGTGTGGAACTTCTGTGACATATCTTTTCTTAAGTTCTGTAGCACTAGCTTGTGTTTTCTTTTCTTGTGTTTTGACAACATCACTATCAATTTCAAGTGATGTTTCAACATAAGTTTGTGTTGGAACATTGGATAATGTTACACTATTACGTGTTATAGTTAAATATTCATATCTTATTGAAAATAACTCTAATCTAAAATTTGTAAAATCATGTCCTGTAAATTGAAATGCTGTTTTATCATTTAATCTACCAAAATTATAACTACCTGATGGCTGATATTCCTCTGGATTAAGAGCAAACGAATATACATATATAAATTGTTTTTTTGCGGATCTTTCAATACCACCTGGAACATTTGAATGATGTTTATATGGTAACATTGTTCTAAAAAATGTTGCGTCTGTTTCTTCAAATCTATTTTGATTTCTTATTTTCATTATTAGACTTGAAAATGTATCAAATGTACCATAGTCTAATGTAGCATTTTCTTCTATATTTGAGTAATTAAATATATCATTTGGTTGTACTTGGTCGGAATTTGGTAAATTATAAGTTGGTTGTGTTGTTCCTGAAATATTTACTCCATTTAATGTAGGACCTGTTATTCTTCCATTATGTCTAAATACCCAAATAAATTCCTTTGTAGGATTTTCAAATTGAATATTCGAGATTGAATTAGATGAACTAATAGGTCCATTTCTTGTTAAAGTTTCAATCAAATATTCAGCTGGTAGAGCATTTCTTATTCTAATTTCTTCTTCTTCTTCTAAATAAATAAATGTTGTAAAAAACTTAAAATTTGATATGGAAGCACTAGTATCTATAGCAGTCGGTCCACCTTCTGTTTTTATATTAAAATTTAATAAATTTATTAAACTATTAAATGTAATTTTAATTTTTACTTTGTTTTCACCAATAATAAATATTGGAAGAGCCAAACCTGGATTTCTATTAAAGAAAAACTGTAAAGGAACATAATATCTAGTTTTTGTATCAACAATATCGGGATTTGAAGAAGTATCTAACTTTTTACCAACTAAAGGCCATTCCTTTCTATTTGGATCAGTTAATTCATTCCAAATGTCAAACCATAAACCTGTATGTCTATCTATAGTATTACCATCAATTATTAATTCAATTGCTTCAATTATAGCATATCCAACACCATTTACCCACGAAGCATATTCTTTAAAATGACTAACAACTCCATCATCACTTCCTCTAGGAGCAACTGGATTATCCGCATTATCTACTCCATTTAATCCAGCAGCTGGTGGTAATGTAAATTCCATATGCATGTCTGTTATTAAAGTTGCTATATTATCTATAGTAACAACGATTGTATTCCCAAAATTAGCAGTACCTGTAATATTACTTTGAAGGATTGATTCAATCCCAAAATTTGTATGTCTTTTAAAAACCTTTCTAAAAAATGTAACTTGTGGTCTTACATTTGTTAAATCTAGACCAGAAGCACTTGACGAAGCTAAACCTAATGAACCACCTGCCATTTTAATATATATTATAATTTATTTTTTTTTTATGTATAAATCTACATAAAAAAAAAAAATATATTATTAATAATGTCAAATAATATTTCAAGTAGAGAATTTCGCGCTACATCAACAAAAGTGAATGCTAATAGTGATATAGTTTTACAGCTTAATTCTTCGCTACCAAATAGTTATATTTTACAACAACCTGGTGTTGGTGCTGGGTTAAGTTTTTTAGTTCCAAGTTCAACAAATCCACAAAAAGCCAGACAAAAAGTTTCGGGATTGATTAAATCTATAGCAACAAATATAACTCCAAACTATGAAACATTTGATATAGAATTTTTAAGTAGTCATAGAAAAAATGGTGATACAATATCTTCAATATATCCAAGACTTATATTAAGTCCAGGAAGAGAAGAACAAGATAATCAAAATAAACTTATTATTGTTAATCCATATGGTTCTGATTCAGATTCATCAAGGAAATCAAGTTTAGTCTTTAGAGGTTTCAAAGGTACAAGAGAATTAACAGGAACGGCACAAGGTGGTGGTGGTACATCTATTACTTTAGCAGCTGATTCATCTGCAACAGATGATTACTACAATGGATCAAAAATTACAATGACAAGTGGTGATTGTAATGAACAAACCGCATTTATTAAAGATTATGACGGAACATCAAAAGTAGCAACAATAAATAAGACTTGGTCAAATGACGTAACACCTGATAGTGGAGATACTTATAGTATTACTTTGGATTCAAATATGGCTGAAATTGAAGTATCACATAAAGGAACTGGAGAAGATGATAAAGGTATAATGAATTTAAAAGTTAATAATGGTGATTCAGACAATGATTTAACTACAATGATTTCTTTATCGGAAGATGGTATTACATTTTCTGGAGCGGTAACAATAAGTGGTAATTTAAATGTTAATGGTGAAACATCTACAGTTAGTTCAACTAATACAACAATTCAAGATACATTAATTAAATTAGCACATGGTTTAATTGAAACTCCTGGTAAAGATTGTGGTTTAATTATTACAAGGGGAAATGGAGCCGCGACAAATATTGCAAATAAGGCTTTTATTTGGGATGAATCATTAGATGCTTTTTCACTTATTGCATCACATACTGAAGATGGTACAACTGCTGGTAATGTTACTATAAATGGTTACGAAGTACTCCAAATACATAAACTATATCTTATTAATTCTAATGGAGATGGAACAGCTTTAAGTAATGATCATATATCATCTGATGGTACAAATATGACATTATCTTCAGGTGGAGATATAATTTTAGATACAACATCTGGATTAACTATAAAGGAAGGTTCTTCAGATATTATTGTTTTAGATACAGACAGAAATATTACAACAAGTAATTTAGCACAAGTCGATTTTGATTGTAGTGGTAGTTTATCATTAAATTCAAGTGGGGGTGCTATAAGTATAGGTAATGATGCAGACGCTCAGCCTATTAATATAGGCACTGGAGCAGCAGCTAGAACTATCACTGTAGGTAACTCAACAGGTGAAACAGCTGTTAATATAACTTCCGGTACTGGATCAATTAATATAACAGGTGCTACACAAGTAACAGGTACTTTAACAGTAGGTGTTGATGATAGTGGACATGATGTAATTTTCTATGGTGATACAGCCAGTAAAAACTTAACATGGGACGCATCAGCTGATTCATTATTAATTACAGGTGCTACAACTATTACAGGAGACGCACAAGTAACTGGTGCTTTAACAGTAGGGGAAGATGATAGTGGACACGATGTTATCTTCTATGGTGATACAGCAAGTAAAAACTTAACTTGGGACGCATCAGCTGATTCATTATTAATTACAGGTGCTACAACTATTACAGGCGCAACAAATATTAATGGTATTACAACTATTACAGGAGACGCACAAGTAACTGGTGCTTTAACAGTAGGGGAAGATGATAGTGGACACGATGTTATCTTCTATGGTGATACAGCAAGTAAAAACTTAACTTGGGACGCATCAGCTGATTCATTATTAATTACAGGAGACACACAAATAACAGGTGATGTAACAGTAGGTGTTGATGATAGTGGACATGATGTAATTTTCTATGGTGATACAACTGGAAAAAACTTAACATGGGACGCATCAGCTGATTCATTATTAATTACAGGAACTACAACTATTACAGGCGCAACAAATATTAATGGTATTACAACTATTACAGGAGACGCACAAGTAACTGGTGCTTTAACAGTAGGGGAAGATGATAGTGGACACGATGTTATCTTCTATGGTGATACAGCAAGTAAAAACTTAACTTGGGACGCATCAGCTGATTCATTATTAATTACAGGTGCTACAACTATTACAGGCGCAACAAATATTAATGGTATTACAACTATTACAGGAGACGCACAAGTAACTGGTGCTTTAACAGTAGGGGAAGATGATAGTGGACACGATGTTATCTTCTATGGTGATACAGCAAGTAAAAACTTAACTTGGGACGCATCAGCTGATTCATTATTAATTACAGG